TAGACAATAAGCTTCAATATGAAGTGCGTGCAACAATAGATAATGAGGATCGTCTGTTGGGGAGATATTCAGACAAAGCGGCAGCACAAGAAGTTATGAACGATTTAATCAGTGATAGCTATTGGAATGATGCAGCTGTGTTCTGCATGCCGGAGGATAAGTAAGCATGTCGGTAATAGCATTAATCTCATTTGTAATTGGAGTGTTTTATGGAGTATTCATTATGCTTGCTTCAAAAATTTCAGGAGTAGATGATGACTAAAAAAGAAGATATTGAACTTGCGCTGTTACGCAGAAAGAAAAACGATTTGGAAAAAGAAATCGCAAGAGTAAAGGAAGCGCATCGTAGAAATGAATTTGCGGAAGTTAATACATTTCAATTGTTTGTTCTTGAAAATAAATTGGAGTTTGTAGAAAAGAAATTAGCTAGAAGGGAGAAGCATGATTACAATTGAAGAACTAAAAAACTATCGCTATCTTCAAATGCAGGCGCAAGCAATCCAGGAACAAATTAGACAGATGTATGTTCCAATATCATCTCCACCAATTGGGCAGATTGGAACGAAGTCAAACATACCAGGAGATCCAACACGATCGGCATTCTATAGGATTGAAAAATTAAATCAGGAACTCGAAGAAAAAGTAAATGAAATCGCAGTCCAAATGAAAAGAATTTTAGATTGGGTAGATACAATTGACAATCCGGAAATTCAAATCATAATCCGCTGGCATTTCATGAATGGCCTAAGTTGGAAAGAAACAGCAAGAAAGATTTATTCGACATCTGATTCGGATAGTTGCAGAATGAAATTCTATAGATATTTCAATCAAAAAGATAAAAGTGTTCGTTAGCGTTCGCTCGCGTTCGTTTCAAATGTGATACTATGATAGTGTAGAAAAAGAACAGATGCGTTGGGCAGGTCTGCTCTTTTTTTATAAAACGTGGGTATTAAGTAGATTTTCATTTGAATTCGACTCCTTTATGTGCAACTGCCCTAATTTTGATATGAAAACTAATCCTAGATATGCAAACGGTAATTTAAGACGTAAAAATAGAGCACGACTAAAAGCGATGGGATGCCAATGCGGAATATGCAAAGGTAGACTTGGGCCAATACATTATGACGAACCGTCCAACTATATGTTTCCATTATCGTTTGTTGTTGATGAAATAAAGCCGGTTTCTAAGTGGAAACAGTTCGGATACAACAGTGCAAGAGAAGCAGCGGAAGATTGGAACAATCTACAAGCTGCTCATTACGTTTGCAATCAACTAAAAAGTGACAAAATCGGCATAAATACTACAAATATTAGGCAAAAGAAACCAACCATAAAAGATGGTGAGTGGTAGTTTTCCACAATGGGTGGGGGAGTACCCCTCCCGTAAGGCGAGGCGACTCAGGGCCGTGAGCGCCGATTTACACACAGGGAAATTTTGAAAGGGGTAATTAGGTGGCAAAACTAAAAGGAATAACAAAGAAAAAATCGCGATTAGAAATGCTTAAAGCACTTGCTTTGGTTCTTGCTGATCAGATTGATTCTGGCTTGCCGCCTAAAGATTTAGGACCAATCGCAAAACAGTATCGAGAAACAATCAACGAGATAGAACAGATAGAAGGGATGACTGATAGTGATGATGAAATCAGTGAAATCTTGTCAACGAGAGAAGCTGATGGGAAGTCAGGAGCCGTCCGTTAGAATCGTTCCAGATTACGAATACTCAGATGGTGATGATGCTGTTAAGATTTTAAAGATTGGTAAGCTTCGCCCTGATCCGTGGCAAGAGAATGCAATGCTAGATTGGATGGGGCGTAACGAAGAAGAACTGTGGGCTTCATCAACATGTGGATTGTCTGTGCCTAGACAGAACGGAAAAACACTAAATGTTTCTGGGAGAAGTGGTGCTGGTATGATTCTATTCGGTGAATGGGTAGTCTACACTGCTCATTTACAAAAAACTGCAACTGAGACATTTTTGGAATTACGAGGACTCTTTGAAACTCCGAAATTAAGCAAATATGTACGAGAGATTAGAAATGCTTTAGGTAGAGAACAGATTATTTTAAAAAATGGTGGAAGGATTGTTTTTGTTGCTAGAACAAGAAATGGTGGTCGTGGTCTTCATGGCGACCTTTTAATTTTCGATGAAGCACAGGAACTGACGACAGAACAACAAGCTTCATTTCTTCCTGCACTTGCAGCAAGTAGAAATCCACAAACTATTTATATTGGAACTCCACCGGATGAACATTGCGAAGGCACTGTCTTTAGAAAGATTCGAGATAAAGCAATTAGTGGAAAGAGTGACAACACATCCTGGTCTGAGTTCTCTGAGAAAGAAATAGGAGATGTGAACGATAGAAGCAGATGGTACAGAACGAATCCGGCACTTGGAAGACGAATCTTAGAAAGCACAATTGCTTCTGAGTGTGAACAGATGGATGCTGATACGTTTGCACGTGAACGATTAGGGTGGTGGTCTCCAATTTTAGAAAATAAAGAAGAATATGCAATCGATAAAGATGCATGGAATAAATGTATTTCGGACGAAAGCAAACCGGAAGGAAAAACAGCATATGGAATTAAATTCTCGATTGATGGAACCGAGGTGTGTTTATGCGGTGCTGTGATTCCGGAAAATGGTCCTGCAAGAATATCGCAGATTGAAAGAAAATCAACGTCACAAAGCACAAGGTGGTTGAGCGATTGGTTAAATGAACGATATCATGATGCATCTTGTGTTGTTATTGATGGCCGAAATGGTGTTGATTTATTGGTTGACAGAATCTCTGAAACGTGGAGATTAAAGTCATCAATAATCAGGCCAAATGCAAAGGATATGATTTCGGCAGCAACTTTATTAATTGATAGTGTTAACGAAAATAGTCTTACATGGTATCGATACCAGGAAGATTTAAATGATAGTGCTATAAATTCTACTAAGCGTTCTATTGGTGGAGGATATGGATTTGGTGGTAGTAATTCAATCCCTATTGAGGCATGTGCGTTAGCGTTATGGGGAGCAAAAACAAGTAAACGAGATCCAAAACGCAAAATGCGAATTGGTTAGGAGGGAAAATGAATTTCACATTAGGAATTGGGAAAATATATGGTCTGCCAGCTGTTGAAGAGGTAAAGCTAAGAAAATTAATTAAACTTTGGGATAATCATAAAAGTAGCAATGATAAGAAGAACCGATATTACGGTGGGCATGTTAGATTATCTGATGTCAATTTGGGAATTGCACTTCCAAATGGGTTAAATAATCTTGAAATCGGATGCGAATGGGGAGCAAAGACAGTTGATGTGTTAGCTGCACGTTCTATGTTTGACGGCTTTGTTAGTTCAAACGGAAAAAACAATGACTTATTACAGAAGATAATGAGTGATAATCGTTTGATATCTGAATACATGAAGGCATGTAAAGACCAACTTAAATATGGATGCACATTCGCTACATTATCAGCAGATGAGGATATTGGTTGCAAAATTCGCTTTCACTCACCATTGACTGCTTCTGCAATATGGAATGGAGAAAAGGGAAGAATTGATTGTGGACTTGCTATTATCGATACAAAAATTGATAACAAGGACCAAACGTATAAACCTTCACATGTAAATTTATACACAGATACTGATGTTTGGGAACTTACTAAAATTGCAGACTCTAATGAATGGAAGGCAGAGAAATTCCCACATATAATGGGTAGACCACTGATGGAGCCTCTTGTATGGAATGCGACAAGTGATAAGACGTTTGGTAGATCAAGAATCAAAGAACCAGTTAGACGATTGATTGAAGGATATGTTAGAACGGTTGCCAATGCATCGATTGCATTAGAATTTTCTACAACTCCGCAGAAATATTTGCTGGGTATAACAGATGAGCAATATGATGCATTGATAAATGAAAAGTTCAAAACATATGTTGGTTCAATCATTGCTGGAACAACAAATCCCGACACTGGTCAAACTCCTGAATTTGGACAACTTTCACAAGGAACATTAGAACCGCACGTTCAAATGTTACGCATGCTGGCAACACAATTTAGTGCTGCAACTGGATTGACAGTCACTGATACAGGAGTAGTAAATGATGCTAATCCTACATCTAGTGATGCGATTCTTGCACAATCTCAAACTCTTGTTTTACTTGCTGAGCAATTAAATACGACTAATAGTGATGCCCTAAAGGTTATTGCTAGAATGGCGCAAGCTATAGTGCGTGGAGTAGAACTAGATAAGCTGACAGATGAAGAAGAAAGCATTGTTCCGCATTTTAAAAATCCAGCAATGCCATCTGTATCTGTTACAGCAGATGCAGCTGTTAAAATTGCAAGTGTTCGTCCAAACTTTAGCCAAACAGATACATTCTTGGAAATGGTTGGCTTTGATCAGGCAGACATCCGCAGAATTAATGCACAGGAGCAGCGCTCTAGAGGCACTCAAGTATTGAGTGAAGAATTCAATGCAGATATCAGCGAATGATTGGCAGAAATACGTTAGTAAGCTGTCTGCAATCAATACAAAAGCTGGAGAATTATTGCAAGCGTACATTGATAAACATGGATTAAATGATATTGAGTCGGTAATAACATATGCACATGCTCTCGTTACGAAATATGGTGAGGCAGGTTCTGAATTAGCATGTCAAATGTATGATGCGCTAGCTGAGGCACAAGGGGCATATGTTAATCCTGCTGAGCCTGCAGCAATTGCAAATCGTCATGAAGTTGCTGGTGCACTTTTAAAAACGCAAGGAACGCTGAACATGATTCCGGCAATAGAGAGACTGGTTAAGACGGCGGCTTCTGATACGATGCTAAAAAATGCGAAACGTGATAACGCAGAGTGGGCGTGGGTTTCACATGGTGATACTTGCGCTTTTTGTATGCATTTATCATCTTTGGGGTGGATGCCTGCTAGTAAAGCAATTCTAAGAGGTGAGCATGCTGAACATATTCATGCCAACTGTGATTGTGAGTTTGCAATACGTTTTGATGGCAAAAGTAATGTGGAAGGGTATGATCCACATAAATTTAAATTAATCTATGATAGTGCAGATGGTAAAACCTCTTTAGATAAGTTGAATGCAATTAGAAGACAGATGTATCCCCTAATTAAAGAGGAAAGAAATGCAAAAAGAAGGGAATTATATGGAGCTAGAAAGATACTCAATCCACTAGATAATCCGTTCAAGGATCCAAATACAAAACTTGAAATTTCGATACAAAAACAAAGAAAGCATATTCCTGGAACAATTGAATACGAAAACTACAAAAGAGAGTTTGAAAAAGTTGGCCGATATGGACCTTCAATTTTATATATAAATGAGGATGACTGTCAGGAACTTGTGAAGAATTATGCTTAAGTTTCAAAGTAAACGCAA